GCAAAGATTGTAGAAATTGCTGGAATAAAGAAATAAAAAATATATCATACGGTAAACATTAAAATGTGGAGACACCCAAAATATTATAAAGAATTACGATTGATACGTAATAAACTGGACCAGGCAATTAGCCGGGATGCTTCGACGGAAGATAACTGCGTTCGTCCTGGTCCGGGCCTCAAGCAACAAGCTTCAAGCAGCAAGCTCCAAGCGTCAAGCTCCAAGCCCCAAGCTAAACCAGAACCTAGTTCAGGTTCTTAAACGCCAAGCGACAAGCTTCAAGCCCTGAGTAGCAAGCAGCAAGCTTCAAGCCCGAAGCTGCAAGCTCTCTTATCCGGTGTCCATGGTACATGGACCACGAAAAGGTTTTCGTGGGTAAAGGACCAAGGGCCTTTACCATGATGAATGAGTTGTTAGGATGTTTCACGTGGAACGCAATTTGATGAGGACTGAACCGAATCTTTTTACCTTTTGTAACTTTAAGTTCTACAGTAAAAAAGTGCCCAGAAGTATTATAGCCCAATAGATCAGGAGTGCCAAGTGAGCTAAGATTTTCAAGCCGAATCCATGATATTTCGGGTATAGATTTTTTAATTTCTTTGTAAAATTTAGCCTCTGGGCCCATGTAATTTTCGAGGTAAGCATAACAGGCAATTACAGCACATCGTTACGCAATTTATTCGGAATAATAATTTTTCTATCTTGTTTTGTTTTTAAAACTAACCTGTGAGACTGATGATTACCAGTGGCTCCAAAGATTGTCTGACTATTTTCGTGAACTTCCATGCGTTTGATTTCTTCTAGGAATCCATCTTTCTCCACAAAAAGTACAGCATCACTCAAGGCATTACCTTGCCTACTACCATCTTTATTGGCTTCTGTGAATTTAGATAAAAATTCCTGGAGGTCTCTTACTCTCATTTGTTTTTCTCTGCAAGAAGTTTTTCAATTTCTTTTTTGTAAGTGTTGTTGTCGTACTGAAGTTCCTGAATTTTTCTAGCCATTGCAGTAAGTCTAAGAGACATTTCATCTATAATTTGTTTAGATCCATTTAATAAATTTTGAGTCTTAATCCAATCTGCTTCTTTCTGCTTCCATTCCCATATTTCTTTTTGATGCATTTCAATAAGATAGGTTAAATCACCAGACCCTCTATCATCTTTAACTTCATTAGTTAGCTTTGCGTCATTCTCATAACTCATATCTTCTCCGTATTCCTTTATATTTTTATATGTACGTTTATCTTTCATACACTTGACAATATAGGAGACTTACCTTAAATTGTCAATCATGGGATTACCAAAAAGATTAACTGAAATGCAAAAAAGATTTGCCGAGTTCATAGTATTTGGCGGCCCTGAAGGACCAGTCTCTAAGACTGAAGCGGCAATCCTAGCCGGCTATTCACCCAAACGAGCACCACAAGAAGGATCTGAATTAACTAATCCAAGACAATGTCCACTAGTTGTAGAGTATATTGGTAAACTACATGACGAGAGATTACAGAAACATCAAGTAACTTATGAAAGACATGTAGCAGAACTAGATAGAATTAAACAGGCAGCCCTTAAAAAATCAAGTTTCTCTTCTGCTGTAAATGCTGAAGTAGCTCGAGGCAAGGCAGCAGGACTATACATAGACAGAAAAATAATAAAAACTGGGAAATTAGAAGATATGTCAGAACAGGAGTTAGAAGCAAAAATGAAACAAATTTTAGATGACTACGCACCTCTTTTAAACGCAGAGATTGTTGAAGGTGAGGCAATTGAAGCACCTAAATCTTCTGAATCTTCCGAACCCACTGACGTGGAATCATCGTCCGATCTCCAAAAGTAATACCATCATCATCTTTATCGTAAGAAGCAAAAAGTTTTACGGAATCTTTGTCTTTAGAGTACAACCAACCTTCATTGACTGGTGTTGCCAACTTCATTTTGTTAAATTCTTTTTCAGTAGCCCAGCCAGAATCACTGACACAATCAATCCACTCCACCCTAACTTTGGGAAAGGGTATGTCGGCAGACTTATCAGTTAATGATACTTTTCTTCTTTTTCTAGGCATATAAGAGATATACCAGATATTTACCAAACCAAAAACCAAAAAAGTTTTTCCCACCGGGATAGAGCACCTGTGACACTAGTGTACAACTGACAATATTTTCTGTCATAAAAACATTTTTTGTCACTACTTTTGTCACGTATTATTGTTGTATACCAACACTAATAGCCTAAAATGACAGAATGACAGTTTTTTTTCATGTTTTTTTTTTTAAAACAAAAAATATCTGTGAGATCTCTTATATGTCCGTCAGTCAAACTATAAGATTTGCTTATCTGCCTTAATGTTGCCATAATGTAGCTCCATTACTGCCATCTTTTCCTCTGCCTGCGATAGTTTGTCAAGTAATTTATCTACCTCACCTGTGATGTCTGGATGTTCTGGAATAATAACTTCTTGCTCGCTATAACATTTTATCTTGTATTTAGCGTCTTCTATCTCGGCTTGATATCTAGCCTCTAGTGTATTACGTAGTCTTTGATTCATTAAAATCCTCCTCTTTCATGTTTACGTTTGCTTGTTCTTTCTCATCGAACTTTAGTTCATGATACATGTCTAATCGTTTAAGAAACCTGTGTTTCCAACTTCTTAATGATTCGTCCTGTATCTTGAATTCTTGGTAGTATAGGTCTGGGGTACATACCATTATAACACCCTGCCTAATTTGACTTTTATGTGTGTAGTCATGAGCCAGCGCATATGCGGCAATCTGTAAAAAGTAATCTTCAATCCATTCTTCTTTCTTAGGTCTGTTGGCTTGCTTAAAGTCTACAATAGTCTCCATATCATTGTGTAGACATACCAAGTCAGTAGAGCCAGCGTATAACCCAGGATAGTGTAGCATAATTTCTGAACCATAGACTTCTTCAATAGGCGTAAAACCAATTTCAATAATTTTTTCGGCCATGGGCTTCGCCTCCTGTCCGATGCTTGTAAGATCATCGTACCCAACTCCCGAGACATGAGACTCAATGAATTTGTGCATGGATGTTCCCCGTTTAGAACTATGATTCTTGATTCGTTCTGCGTTTTCTTCTCCAACTTTAGCCTTCCATTTCTTTAAAAAATCTTGATTTTTGGTGGCTCCTAATATCGTAGTCACACTTGGAAGTCTAGAATTATCTATGTCATAAATTCGCTTCCCAGTTCCATGGTCCGTGATCTGTTTTCCTTGTATATACTTGTATTTATTATTTATTTTCATTTTTAGAAATATTATTTAATTGTGCAGAATCGTGTAAATTACCTGAGACACTAACCCTAACACAATCAGATTTATAAGGACTCACCCAGTGTTTCACCCATGCAGGAAATATAAACATGTCCCCTGCTTCTGGAAAATAAGATAAATTATTTATACACCCACGAGGTCCATCACCATACATAATCTGTATACCCCCAGGTCCACAACTATTACCAGTATATTCTTTATTCTCTTTTTTTAATTCATCTGGAATAGATAAGTATATTACAAAAGATAATTTACCATCATGATCATGAGGTGGGTTAAAGTCATATTGTTTTTGATAATTAATCCACATAGCTGACATAAGATACTCTGGTTTTTTATCATANTTNTTATTCTGNTATTTCTGAAACACTTCATCATAAGCACCCAAGTAAGGAGCGAGATAAGGCACAAGTTTATTTCTAGATTCAGGAGTAAAACTCTGTTCTTTATGTAATTGACCAGCTAACTGTTTACTAAAATCTCCATAGCAATCTTTAGCTTCTTTTAATAAAGCTTCTAAAAAATTTTTTTTAATTTTAAATCTAACAACACAAGGACCCCAATTATAAAGTCTAATTTGTAATTTCTCGGGTTCTTCTTTCTTTTCTAATTCTTTAATCATTTTGTGATGATTCTTTACATCTTCTTCAGTCATCATAATAAATCATTCCTATCTTTTTTATTTTTTTTAGATTGTTCATAGGATTCTTTTAGTTCATCTTGTTCTTTCTTAAAAGGATCTTCTTCTTTTTTATTAAAAATTTCATTAAAATTTTTTCGGTAAGTCTCATTACTTACTCTAGTTTTACCATCCCATTTAAATCCTTTTTTAACTCCCATGTACGTTCCAATCAAACTTTCTATTTTCTCTTTCAAGTTCTAAATCAATTACATTGTCACCTAAGTTTTTAGCATACGGTTCATAGTGATCAATCACTTGTTCAACTTTATGTAATTTATTTTTAATATAAGGCCAGACAGCTATACAAATTTCTAGACAATCTCTATGAGAGACTCTCCATCGCCATTGTCTTTTCTTTCCTTCTTTAACTTTACGTTCACCAAACGCACCACATTTAAATGTATCGTGACACCATTTAACAGTGTCCTTTGAAGTCATGGCTATCTCTAATCTTATAACCCAAACATTGTGAACTGGTTTACCTGGTCTAGTATTACGTCTTTGTTTAGTTTGTTTGTAATAGATAGAACCTTCTCCATCTATTAATCCAGCTAGATATGCAAAATCATTTTCCGTCATAAATTATTCTTGCTGCCGTGGTCCATGGATTAAGATTCAAGTCCCTAGTGCAACTTGCTATCATCATCTGTAGACAAATCAACATTGTGATTAGGCCTAGTAGTTTTGGGCTGATGAACATAATATTCTCCTTCCGAATCGCAGTCCCAGCACTGATGAATAGACTCCCCCTCTTCAGTGCCAACTTTTAAATAGCCATTACCTTTACAAGTTGGGCAATAAACTATTCTTACATTATACTTTTTTAATTTTGCCATTTAACTTTTTCGCTTTCTCGTTTGCAATCTGTTCGATTGTTTTAGATATTGACAACTTTGCATCAGGTAATAATACCTTCGACAAACTAATCAAAGTCTTGTATGTTTCGTGTGTTAACGAAACGTTTCTATATTTAGTTATATCAGTCATGATTTCCTTTCATTTATTTCTGATGATTATATAGGATTGATAGGAGAATTGTCAAGATGAAATTTATATTATTATTAACAATGTGTAGCTACATAAGTGGTACTTGCATGCCCACTTTTGAATGGCCTGTTAAATTTGATAGTGGTTANGATTGTAGTATTGCAGGCTATGAAGAAGCTGCTAGAAAACTTAAAGAGATTGGTCCAGAGGAAGTCAACAAACATAGAATATCAATTACGTTTAGTTGTGCCGGTATTCAAGAAACTTGACAATTATGTCAAGATTGTGTTAAGGTGTCATTATTCTCACCACAATAACCTATCACTCTATACCCTCTTGTGATAGGTCTGTTAATTCTTTTCTAATCTTTTCATTTCTTCATACATTTTATGCATGTGAAATACACTGCAATCAGATATAAACTTTTTTATTTCTTCTCGCATTTCTTGTTGTTCTTTAAATGCCCTGTGTTTATTTTTCTGTTGCACTAAATCGATGCCCCATCTAGTTTGATCAGTCATTGTCCTCCTTTCATTGTATCTTCGCTCTTGCAACGGGTAGCCATTATCTCTACACCATTGGTCGGCATAATATTTTATTAACATGGACTCTTGTTGTGCTCCGCCATGTTTCTTTTTTATCTCCATATACACC